CATCATCATTATCATAAGTCTCACTGGAGCTTACTTTCGGGAAATAACTTTCCTTCAGAGTGCCCAACTTCTCACGGAATGTATCTTGATCACTAAAATCAATCTCTTCTGTGAGTGACTTAAACTTCTCAAACTGTGTGTCAGACAAATCAGAGGCAGCCTCTAAAATGACCTGTTCCCGAACTAATTCAGAATTAGCAGTTTTCATTTCAATATTTTGTTCCATTATACTATTCAACTGCTCTTCCAGTTCAGCAATTTTCTCAGATTGTGCTTCAAGAACATCATACTTTTCGTTTGGAACGTCAATGTAATGATCTTCAAACAACTGTTTCAAACCAGAAATAAAGTCTTCAGCAATCTCACCTTTAAGTCCACGCTCGATTGCCAACTCGTTTTCTTTCATCCATTCCTCTACAACATAATCGAGGTATTGATCTACTTTCTCAGATAGAGTATCTTTGTACTCATCAATTTCTACTGCCATAGCAACTTGCTGCTCTTCAGTAATTCTCTCTAACTCCATGCGGGTCTTAGACTTGACCGCAGCTTCAAAGATTGTTGCGGCTTTATTCTTAAAGTCTTCAGAGAGGTCTTCCCCATCAACGAGAGCATCGACATCAGATGAAACATCAATACTCTTGATATAGTCTTCAACAACTTCTTCGTTCTTTTCAGAGGGTAAATGACCACCCATCTTCATCATGCCGTACGTTGCCATGAGGTCTTTTTTGTGCATACCCTCCATGTTTTTATGCATAGCAGCCATAAGGTCTTTCTTATGCATGCCTTCCATCTTCTTATGCATAGCAGCCATCAAATCTTCTTTTGACATATCTTCCATGTCTGCATCTTCGTGGTGAGCTTCAGATTTGACAATCTTCATGTCTTTAGCCATGACCTTTTCTTCAAGACCATGTTTGAACTGAACATCATACCACTCAACATTCCCATCATCGTCAGGGATAGCATGTGATTTCAGAACTGGTTTACCTTTACCAAACTCTGGATGCTCAACAACTGTCGCACAGTCGTGATATTTAGAGTGACAAAGTTGACGAATTTCCTCGTCTGTATAACCCTCTCCAATTTTTTTCATGTCCATCATTTCTTTTTTAACTTTTTTCATGGGGTCTGGTTTCCCTTCTCCTTTTTGTTGTGCATCACCAGATATTTCCTTCGCTTTATCCGCCGCAACATCTGTTGGGGAATCTGGGTCATCTGGTTCTACAACAGGGTCACCGCCATCTTGCATTTCGTCAGCTTCAGGTGGCCCTACTTTCTTAACTTTTTTAATTGGTTCTGCTGCAACAGACCCCTTTGTGGGAGCATCATGAGCGGCTTCTTCAAGTTCTGCAAGAACTTCCGCTTCTAGCTCTTCAATTGTTTGGTCTAATTCAGACATAGGAAGTCTCCTTTTTTGTTAAATATATTTATAAATTATAATTTTTTGAGGAACTTAGCAAAAGCTAAAGCAGCTTCATTCGCTTGTCTTCGACGCTTCTTAACATCAAAACTTCTTTTTACCTCCGCAACATGGGCTTCAATCAAGGAACCGTGGTTCCAAACCCACTCTTTACCTTCCATAATACCCTGCACAAAAGCACTAGGTGCAGAAGGGTCAGCAACGATATCTGCTGCTGCCGCAAGGTAAAAATCATTTCTCACATACTTGGCACCGTCCCTCTCGTCCAAGCTTCCCATACCTCTAGACGATACTCCTAATTTGGTTCCCTCGTCCATCAAAGTCTTGACGATTTTCCCCATTGGAGTATCTAAGATTCGAGCTTCACCCATAATATTTTTGCCCTCTGGATATAATTCAGTGACAAGGTGCGAAACTCTCTCCAAATTTACTGTTGGGCCCTCTGGATGTCCCAACTCTCCGTATGCTCTGTTTTCACTGACAAATTTTCTGTTGTAGTTCTTAACCTCATTTGTCAACACTTCCATAGGATACACTCTACCGTTTCGGTTTTTGATATCCCCCTGCATAAAAACACCACGAATCTTATAACTTTTGTTACCATCCTTTTCCTCGGTGATGTACTCTACATTTTCAATTGCTTCTGCTATAAGTTTCATGGTTATACTCCTACGTTTCCTACTGTAACCTCTTCAACATAAACAGCCCCATCACTTCCAGCAGTCTCATTGATAACTGAGATGCGATAACCAGTTGGGTCATGGTCAAAGAGTAAATAAGACCCATCGTCATATTCAGAACCAACTGTTCCCTCTTCTAACAAAATCTGACTACCCGCATCAGAGGAACTAGAGTCTGTGCCATTTAAGGTAACTGGGGACTCAACAGCAGAACGAGGCCTAACCGAGGGCACCGTAGTGGTTGTTGTCCCTGCCTTTAAGTAAAATCCGTTTGAACTGGTCACCGTGGAGTAGTCTTCTGAAATGAGAAAGAAAACATCATTCCCACCAAACTCTGTGACTCTGAAAGATGTTGCCGAACTTAGTTTGCCAATATCTATGTCGTGAGCAGCGTCATCACCAAGGGTTGTAGCTGAAATCGTCCCAGCATTTCTTAAAGTTTTAAATGACATGTTCTACTCCTATATGGTTAACATTTCTCTTTCAAAATACTTCATAAGTTCTTTTTCTGGAACTCTGAATTTTTTTGACACTTCTTTTATAGTTTTTTCAAAAGTATTTAGGAAATCTGAAGGTTTAGCATCCATAATTTTAAAGATAGAATCCACCGCATTTCTCATTTTTGGAGACAATTTCTTGTATTCGGTTGATTTTTTGTGTTCATCTTTCTCAAAAACTGTGTTTTGATAAAGTTCTTCAATCCTCTTCATTTTTTGTCTCTTGGTTTACAAAAGTGCTTGCTAACTCTTGACGTTTGACCTCTAACGCTTTACCGACCTTATCAACCATAGCGTTACTAAAATGTGCTTCAGCTTCTAAGTTTGCGCCTGACGCAATACTATCAATTATTTCTCTAGACATTTATTTCTCCTAATCATCATCTATTTCTTGACCATCAAATTTTGCAACATCGTCTGCCGGTAACACTTCACCACCTTGTGATGGGTATCGTGTAATACCATCTGTGCTTTGTGGAATATCAATACCACCCTCATCTGGGTCAAGACCAGCTTCTTTGTTAATCTGTCTTTGCATCTCATCAATTTCGTTGTCTGTCATACGCAACACCTTTTTCATCACATACTCTTTACTGAAGAATGTGCCGATGTATGACTCAATCGTTCCTAAGTTGTTCATTCTCTCATTGAGAAGTTCAGAGTCTTTCAATTCTGCGAAGTGACCGTCTGCCAAGAAATCATACTGAATATGCTCTTGCATTAACTTCCAGTCATCCAACGATATAATATTCTTCAACAACAACTGTGTTTTTAGAATGTCAGTGAACAGCGGTGTAAACTTCTTTCGTATTCTCTGAACAAACTTGGTAAACTTTAACTCGTCTCTTGTAATCTCTGTGGCTCTACCCAAACTAAAGTTTGACTCTGCTTCTAGTCTTGAGATAGGGACATTTAATGACCTAAATAGTTTTCTCTGAAAATAAACAATATCATCAATCTCACCTAGATTTTGACCACCCGGCAGTGTTGTAATCTCTGTTCCTCTACCACCTTCTCTTCGTGGGAGCCAGAAGTCTTCTAACATACTCATGTGATTTCTGTCATCTCTTATTTCACCAGTGGATGCATCATATACTAACTTGTTACGATAACGGTTCATCACATCTTTGAGATATTGCTCTGCTTTTATCTTTGGTAGATTACCGACATCAATGTAAAAAATTCTGCGTTCTGGGGCCCTTGATATACGATATATTACCAGAGAGTCTTCAATCATTCTTAACTGATTGACAGGTTTTATTGCTTTGTGTAAGTAAGATAAAACTCTACCAGAGTTACCGTCAATCAAACCAGATGGAACGTAAGTGATAGCATCAGAAGTTATTTTGATACCCTGATTTGGACCATGCACACTATGACCAGCATGTTCAATGCCTTTGTCACTATACATGTAAAATTCTTCGATCTTTTTTACGAAGTCTACGCCTGTTTTAGGGTCTTTATCTTTTTTTACTTGACGAACTTTCTTTATTTTAGTCGGGTCGATATATCTAACTTCTGCTATTCCATTTTTAGGAGCTTTAGAGTTTATAATCTTATGGAAATAAATTCTACCGTCAACATACCACCTACGAAAAAGGTCATGTCCCTTTTCTTCAAATCTTAGAAGTCTCAAAATCTCTTCAAACTCTTCTCTAATTTTTCTTTTAATTCTGTCTGGATATGGAAGGTTGTCTAAAACAATTTGTACTGAAATGTCGCTTTCATTAGATACGATACCCTCGTTAACAATGTCCTCAATCGCAGTGTCACATTCTGCTTGTTGTGCTATGTCACGATATCGTCTAATTAAATCAATGTCAGCTCTGTCTCGACCATCTGTGTCAAGAACAGAACTATAAAAACCACCGCCTGGGATGTCAATAGTACCATCATCAGAGGAAGGACTTGTAAAAGATACAATGTCCTCCTCCTCTTTTTTTCTACTGATTTTGAAACCAAAAAGTTCAGCCATAATAACTCCTACTAATTCTTATATTTAGTAGGTTAAGAATTAGAAGTTTACGCCAGAAGCCTCAAAGTGCTGATATCTC